TTCTCTTCACCGTAAATTCGACCGGCGGCACGCTCTGATAAACGGCGCACCAGTCGATGATCATCTCGTCGCAGTAGTAGCAAGACGGGTAATCGTGCATGCGCTTAATGCGGATCTCGTTGCGCGTGCCTTCCTTCTTCTTGGTACGCTTTTGCAAGTAGCACCCCCAGCATGTCTTGGTTGAGTTTTAGTCGCTCACTAATCTCGCGCATTAGCTCGATGATCTCTTCGACATCCTGCTCTTCTAGCTCAATCACCATCTTTCTCACCCCACAATCTCCGCTTGGAATTCTTTCTTCAGCGTGTCCACGATCGGATCGCCAAGAACACTAACGTCGATCACCTTGGCCATCTCTTTCGACGTGAAGCCGCCTTCGCCATTCACAAACTCGGCGCCGGTCGATTTGTTGCGGTAGCGCACAGCGTCATCATCGCCATCGATACAGTCGGCCCAGTTAGTGAGCAGGGCAGGAATGAACAGGTGCTGATCGCAGCCGAGTCGTTGGTCTTCTTGGTTGAGGTCTTTACCGTGCTTGCTGCATGACCAGCGTGCGTCTCCGTCCGTCTCTGGCGTGGAAAAGCAGCACGTTCGACAACTCGCCTGCGGTACTTGGTTGCCGTGGCACACGTTGCTCTGGTCGCACCACTTGCACTTATAGAACGCAGGATCGTGACTGATGCCCTCGGGCGGTAGATCGCTCGTAATGATTCGCTCTGCTTTTGCGAGTAAACCCTCGGCCGTCTGCTTGTCGTACTTCACGCGCTCGAAATAGAGCTCATCGTCATTCTTGTTCACAGCCTGGTAGAGCGCGCGGTCGATGTTCATGAGGTGCATATACACTTGCATTTGCGCGTAGTGCTCGGGCTTAGCTTCCTGCACACCTTTCGACCGCACGTTTTTAAACGACTTATCGTTGTGCGTCTTCTGCTCGCTAACATGCGGCGCCTTGGGCGCTTCGACTAATCCTTGAACCACGCCATCAAGCGAGCCACCAAAGTGGCCACCGACGGCCTCTACGCGCCATTGCTGATTGGTGTCCGGGTCAACGTCCCACACATTCAGACCAGCCTGGCGCAGTAAAAAATTGAACACCTCTTCCTCGCGTGCGCCTCGATTGAAGAGACGCAGCAGGCGAGCAGAGTGTTTTGTTTGCGCGGCCCATCGGAAAATGAACCACAATTTTTTCGGACACTCATCACCGATCAGGCTTGCCCCAAGGTGCGCTCGGCCACCGCCATTGGTGGCCTGCGCTTCCTCGGTCGCTCGCTCAACAAGCTTGAGGGTGGTGTGCTGCTCTTCCGGCAGGGCAACCATGACCTACTCCCAGGGCTTCTTACCGGGGGCTGGCGCAGCAGGAGCGGCGGCAGCGGAAGTCGCGACAGCAGCAGGGGCTGCGGGCGCTGCGGCGGGCGCGGAGCGGCCGGCCGGGGCGTAGGCTTTGATTTCGTTCGAGTCTTCGTAGCCGTTGTCGCCTTTGCGGATCGTCACGGTGACCATCACTTCCTTGTAGTGCAGCTCCTCCGTGTCGCTGATCTTGTCCACGCCTACTGCGCGACAGATGCTTGCTAGGTCTTGCTGCGCGATCGACACGGCCGTCGGGTTAGGGTTAACTAAGTTCAAGCGATCCCAGATCTTTCGATCAGCATGCTGGCCATCGATGATCTCCCACACCAACTGCAAGTACTGGCCAGTGCCAGCGCGCGTTGGTTTCATCTCACTTTCTGTGATCATCGCTTTGTAGTCGCCCGCAGGGATCGGGGCGTACTTGTTCGTTGCTGGCGCCACCTCAGGCGCGCTATTTACGTCAAATGCAAAACTCGTCATTTCGTTTCTCCGTTGATTGCTGTCGCTATTGCGTCTTGGAATGCCGACCAGGAAAGGTCGATCTCGTCGGGTAGCCCGTAGCGATTCTTCGCTACGAAGCCAGGCTTCTCGTTCGCGCATAGCACACGCTCGCCAGTGCTCACGCCGCGCACGCGCGTTTGTCCAAAGCCTTTGTCTTCTTTCTTCGTTACCACTACATGCTTAGCGAACAGCACGGCATCGACACTCTCTTGCACGAGGCCGCTCGCTTTGTTGTGGAGTTTGATTTCGTATCGGTCGTAAGTGTCTGAGTCGGGCGACTCAAACTTGCGGATGTGGGTATGGGCAATCATGATGACCGCCATGCCCTTCTTAGCGCGGAGCGCGTTCAGTGCAGCCATGAGCTCGCGCCAGTAATCGAGCGCGAACACATAGCCCTTGCCGTAGCCGAGTTTCTCGATCGAATCGATGCCTTGGGTCTTACAAACCTCTTTCCAAATGATCGGTTCGAGATGATCCAAGCTATCGATAACGAGCGTTTCGTAGTCATGCTCGTGCTCAATCAGAGTCGCGATAGCCTCTAGCGCCTCGGCAAAATCTTTGACCTGCGGGAACGCGTTGATCTCGAGTGTGCCTTCGCCGGCTTCAGTTTGCAGGAACACGGGGTTCGGGGCTTGCGCGCCGAGCGTTGTTTTGCCAACGCCGGCTTGCCCGTATACCACGATGAAGGGCGGCTTAAGGCCGCTGGTCTTTTTGATTGCGGAGAGATCAAATGCCATCGTCATTCGCCTCCACCGTCACGTTGGGTTTCGCAGGCGTTGCCGTCAGCGCTTCAGCGAAGATCGCGTACACCTCGGGCTCATTGTTGCGCAGGTACTTCAAGCGCGGTTCATCGAGCAGTTCTTTGACCTTGAGAGGTAATAGCGCCTCGGGAATCTGATTGCGCACCTTCAGCAGCTTGGTGCCATCGAGCTTGTAATTGTTCTTTTGCTTGAGAACAATTTTTTTGCCCATTGGGGTGCGCGTGGTTGCGCTGCCTTCCTCGCGCGACTTGAGCAGGGGGATAAGGCTTCGCTCAACTTTGAGCAGGGCTTCTTGGTTTTGGCGGATGACCTCTTTCAGCATCAGCCATTGATCAGCTAACGCATCGACGGAGGGTTGGTTATGTTGCGGGACGCTTTGTAGGCCCATTTCGGTTCGCTCCTTTCATCAAACTGAGAAGGAGCATAACCGAATGGTGTACAGGTGTCTACTATGGGTTACACAGCAGTATTAGGGGAAGGTAGAGCGACGAGAGGCGTGAAAACCGCGTAGCGCTCTGTCGAGACAGCTAAGTCAATGATTTCTTCTTTGATGTCGCCTTCGAGTTCAAAGTTAAATTGCTTATTATCAGTGCGAACAATAAAGTGCGTTTTATTGAAAGCGAACACAGCCATCGCGAAATTCGACCGCGTCCAATCGTTCTCAAATCCTGGCGCTCGATTTTTGATGACGCGACGATGCACTTCTGACTCCATAAAATTTTTACAAGCAACGCCCGGAAGCTTGCCTTCGTTGTATTCACAAACTGTCTCGTGCCAAATTTCCATGCCGTCTTTTGCCGTGCTGCAGTAAACCATGTCGCCCATAAAAATTTTGTTTACAGAGTTATAAATGAAGCTACGAGCCTCCGTGGATAGGTTTCTAGGTATTTCCATTGCTAGTCTTGCTCGCTCCCATTTTCATAAATTCTTGCTTCACCGCTAACAGCGCCTCGTACTGGCCATCGGATAGGAGCTCGATATCCTGGAACGCATCCAGCCGTTCGCTCTTTAATGATTTCCCTGTTCTAAAAAATACTTCATCGATTAACCAGGCTGGCTCAACCGCGAAGATCTTGCACAGCGCACTAATAACCTCCATTGGTGGTAGCCGGAAGCGCCCCGTCATTTTTGGCTGCTCCCATTTGGCTATTGCGTTATGAGTCACATCGACTCCATGTTTCTTTAACTCCTCCGCCAACGAACGAAGCGACATCTCGCGCGCTGTTCGGAGCGTTTTGAGTCTTTCGTGGAAAGGCACTCTGCCCATACCAACCTCTTGTTGTAAATGTCCTGACAGTAAACCAGAGGTTGCACCTAACTGTCCACTAAAATAGACACCTGTTTTGCATGTCAACCAAAGTGTACTAAAGTGCGCAAATCGAAACACAATGGAGCAGCGAGATGACACCCCCATGCATTTGGAATGAGATCAACGTGAGCCGACTAGCGAAGTCGTTGGATGTTGCGCGGATGACTATTTACAAATGGAAATCGAGCGAGAGGGGTATCCCAGCTGAGCGCGCGATCGAGATCGAGGAAATCACGGGCATCAAGCGTGCTCGCTTACGTCCAGATTTGTGGCCGGCAGATGAGTGAGGCGCTTGTGACGAGGAATGAAATGGCTTGGGATCTATGGCAGCGAGGACTCACGGTGCTGCCGGCGCATCCTATACAGAAGCGACCGCTCGTGAGCTGGGAGCGGTACCAGGTCGAAGAGGTGAGCGAAGACCTGATGAATTATTGGACGAGCTCTGCGAAGTTTGCTGAGTGCAACTGGGCGCTCGTTACGGGCAAGGAATATGTAGTAGTCGATGCCGATTCCCTCGATGCCATGATATGGGTGGATAACAACCTGCCCTGGACGCCGCTCAAGGTGAAGACGAGCCGGGGCAAGCACTACTACTTCCGAGTCAATCCACACTGTCCAGTCAAATCAAGCGCGAACCCAGACTCGAAACTCGACGTGCGCGGGCAGGGCGGCATCGTCATCGCGCCTGGTTCGATTCATCAGAGCGGCAAGACCTACGAGATCGAAATGGAGACGGGCATCGATGACCCCTTCGAGGGCATCCCGATTTGGGACTCAACCTTCCAAGAAAAGATCGATGCAGAGAACAAGCCAACGAACGTGGTCGCGATCCACGGCGCA